AGTTTGGGTTATTACCGCGAATTTGAATAAACCAAGAACAGTCAAGCTCTTTGCATGGGGCAAAGCTATTTAACGGGCAATTATTTTTAGGTTCTAGTTTCATAATTAATCTTTGCTCGCAATGATGAGGTCTACATACTGCACAGCAAGATTGATTGCATTACCAGAGAAAGTTGAACTTGTAACACTTGGCGAACCAGAAATGGTTGGCGAACCTGTCAATGAGTGGTTGTGCGCGGTACCTGAAAAAGTAGGTGCCGAAAATGAGTGGTTGTGAGAGCCGCCACCACCTGTAGCGCCGGTGTTAAGATTAAAAATACCAGCGGTCAAGCTTGTTGCGGTAACATTTTGGACGCAATCAAAACCGGGAATTGAATGGGTGTGGCTTGGAATCTGTGAAGTAGCCAGTGTTGTGCTACCCACCGAGCCACCAGACAACGTACCACCCGCAGTTGCGTTTGCAACAGCCAAGGTACCAATACCAACGCCTAACGTACCGGCACTAACAGATACCGAAACAGTACCTGACGGCGTCTGGCTTGCAAATGCTGTAGTGAAACCTACTGAACCACCAGAACCGGCTGTACCAGTAACAACACGAAGTGCCTTGTTATCGTGTGTTGTTTGTTTTGTCCATCCGGTTGGGGCTGCGGTCTGCTGGAACAACATAAGCGTACCAGCCGGGAATCCTGAAGCAGTTTGAAACGACGGTAATGCACCAGCACCGTTTGATGTTAATACTTGCCCTGCGGAACCGACACCCGCAACAGATTGAAAAGCGCCAGTCGAAGTGGTTCCACCACACAGCACAGCGTATGCGGTAGCGGAAGAAACTCCTGTACCCCCATCAGCAACCGCTAAGTCCGTACCTAACGACAACGCAGGTAAGTAGTCCGTCGCTGTCACAACGTTTGTGCCATCAGCAAAAATAATTGTTTCTCTACCTGCTGGAACTGCTACACCCGTACCCGCCGCAGTCGTGTTGCCAATCACCGTTGAGCAGTAGATGGTTGCTTGATACGCACTTGAGTTACGAATAACGTAAAACTTATCTGCTGGCGGGATATAGACGTTAAAGTTTGCGCTGGTCGTGGTCGTCAGGTTAATCACCATATTGCGAGACTGATCAGCAGAACCGTTATTTGCCGTTAGTGCCTGATTTGCCGACGTGATACTGACCGACACATAACCAGCAATAGCATCCTCGATTAATGTGCCGAGGTTGGTATTAGTAGTTGTGCCCCACGTACCGGCTTGCTCACCGGTAGCAATCAGCTCGATGCGAAGATTGGGAGAGTATGTAGAAGGCATGACGTTTCCTTACGACATCAAACAGTATCAATCAAAGACCAGTTTGGTGTCTGGTCATCGTTTATTACTTCCCACAAGTAGCGTGCTGAAGGTGCATCAACTAACCGCGCTTGTGTTTGTATTGCTGTTACGAAGTTAGATCCTGCAATAACGGAATCTAAAAACTGTGCTACTTCGGCTTGCGTTGCTGCAAAGTCAGTTTGAACAGACTGCGAATTATTGAACTGAATGTCTTCGTCTATATCCGCCGAAAAATCAACCTGCGCTGCCTGTGTATTGCTACCTGATATTGATTCGCTTACAGTGCGAGTAACAGTAGTGGTTGCGGATTCTGAACTACTAAACGATGCGGTTTCACTTCTTGCAGCAAATGCTGTCTGTGCTCCAACATTTATTGCATTAAGCTGAACATCTTCGTCAATGTCTGCACTAAAGTCTGCTTGCGCTGTAGCCGCCGCGCTTGCATTAATTTGTTCAGCTTGCGTTGCTATAAAATTTACCTGCGCTGCTACCGTTTCACTTACGTTTATTGCTTCGTCATAAAAGCCGAAAAACACCAGCGATGGCACTTGAGCAGCAATCATCTCAACACGATCTTCAACAACGCTGATAAATGCGAGCGATGCAATATTAAGATCGTACGCACCTACCCCATCAACAATTGCGGAGGCTAATGGGAACCCGCCTTGGAAGACGCTACTTACATTTACCTCTTCCTCAATTAATGCGCTTGCAGTCTGTACGCCAGAACTTACAGCATCGAACGTCGCAGACTCCGCAATAGCTCCAGTAAAATCAACCTGTCCCGCTTCAGTACTGCTAAATGATGCGGTTTCATCCTGCGCCGCAAGTGCGGTTTGTGCTGCTGCATTTATTGCATCTAGCTGTATATCCTCGTCAATCTGACCGTCGTAAACCACCTGCCCGGCAACGGTGCTATCTACACTTATAGACTCACTGTTTGTAGCAAATGTGATTCGCTCATCATCTGGCGAATCTAAAAGAGAAACGGTCTCCGCCTGCGCCGCTACAAATGTACCGATGCAGGTTTGGGTAAAGGAAACACGGACGGTCTCAGCAACGTCTACAGCAAATGCTGATAACCCCCATCCAGTTTCCCCCCACGTACCGGAACTCCAGCCGCCGTCAACCATTGTTTAAGCAGCGGTCAGTTGCGCCTCTTCAAACCAACGAGATTGCGTAGCGCCATTCGCGTCAGTCCACGAAACGAGGTAGTGAAAATTACCATCCTCATCCATGCGCAAAGCCTCAACAGGACCTTGCGGAACGGTAGCAACGAGTTTTACGGTATCGCCTTTTTTAAATGTGGTAGCCATAATTACTCCTTAATTAAACAGCATCAGCCGAGAAGGTGTAAGTGACGTTCAGCGTGTCGCCGTTAGCCACGACCTTATCACCACCGGTGAAGTCACCTTCCGAGAACAGGATGCCCGAGGTACCAGATGCAACGGTAGCCAAGAACGCACCTGCAACAGTCGTGGTGTTGTTGATGTTAAACACAGCAGGGCTTGCCGAGTTGTCGATCACAGACGGGTCAGCGGTAGTTGCGGTGCCAAACGTCACAGCCTTACGGCTGCCCGAATAGTTTGTATCTTCAGTCCAGCCAGCGTGCGAAGTCAGCGTATCACCGGCGTTATATGTAGTGCCAGAACCCGGACCTGTGATCAGGCCAAGATACCAAGCAGCGGTATAGGTTGAACCCTTGAAATACTTGGTGTTCAAATCTTGCAGACCTTGGTTGACGACAAGATTGTGGAATTCATCTTCCCACTTTTTCTGACCGTCAGGGCCAAAGCACTCGACCTTGAATACACCACCGAGCTTAACGCGACCGTCACCAGTCGTGGACATACCCACACCAGCTTGAACAGCCTCACCCATTTGCGATTTTGCGATAGGCATGATTACTACTCCTTATGGAAAACGAATTAAAGCCGTCGTAGCCGTATTAGCTGGCATTGTGACGGTGTTGCTGGTTGAAGTAAACGTCTTATCTGAACCGAAGTCCAGCACGGCTACAGATTTGTTACTACGAGTCACGTTGTAGATTAAAGCCCCACGAGCCACAAAGTTAGCACCGGGCCATGACACATCCGCAAAGTCCACAAACACCGTACCCGCGTTCGGGCCTGTGGTTTCTGTGCCAAGTGTCACGCCGGTCATAGTCACACCACCTGCGGTGTAGCCCGTGCCGGTCACTTCATTCGTAACTGTGTATACCGTTGTTAGAGGTCCGATATCAGCATACGCTGTGTACAGCGCCATCTTCAGCGTATCGGTCAGCAGGTTCTGCCCAGCTTGGAGCATCTCCTGTTTGAAGCTATTTGTCAGTCCTTGTTCGATCATGGGTTGACCTTAATCTTTGCCTGACCGTCGCGGTAAGCATCACCACGCTCCAGACCTGTACCCAGACGATTGAGCTGTCCAAGCGCCTCTTGGTACTTCTTCTCGTACTGAGCGATCATATCTACTTCGCCCTTCAAGAAGGTGTACGCCTCAACCAAGGTGCCATACAACAACACCGGCGAGTAGTTGTCGCCCAGCCACGTGCGTCCATCAGCAGCTACTGTGATTGACTCAGGGTAGTAGTAATAATGCAACTCGACGTTGTACAGGATGTCAGGAGTTGGGCCTAGAATGAAGCTGAGTTCATCCGTGATGGTGCTAGATATAACAGTCGGACCAAATAGTGCGTAGTACTTTGGGATACCCGTCTCGTTCGGATTTGGGTATGCCGCACGAATAAAGTTCACATCTTTGTTCAACAAGTACTCGTAGTTACCACTAGCGTCAATTACCGCCATCGAGAAGACTGACAAGAAATCAGTCGGACAGGACAAGTACTTATTACCGCCGGTAGTTATACCCGTTACGTTCTTGCGGAGTGCAGGAATCTGCACCGTGTTATAAACGCGCTCTTCAGCCTGCTGGATGAACAAGTCAATCTGCTCAGTCCCATCAGACGTGGTTGTACCGGTCCCTGCGACGTTCGTCCACGTGTTTGTGGGGAAATCGTTTTGCAGGTAGTCCTTAACCGCAATGAACAGCTCGTTATAAGTCACGGTTCACCTCAACCCATCGGGCCTCGTGCCATTGTGCCCTTAGTAGCCGCGCCGGTACCACGAATCTTGATGCCAGTCGTCTTGGGTGCCTTGAAGTTGCCTTTGCTGATACCCGCAGCTATGTTCATCTCGTTCATGTAGTCAGCACCGTTCTGGGTCTTGACCTCAGCCTTTTGTGGTGCCGGTTTGATCTTCTCCATTACTTGCCTCCTTGGTTCTTCACTCGCGCCATATTGCGACCCATACTCTTTAGCATCTCATTAGTCACGCCGCCCTTCGCCATTTTCTTGGCTCCGTGCATACGCTGTTCATGGCCTTTGACCGCCTTTTTAGCAACCTTTTCCATCATTGGCTTGTCTTTTTTAATGTCTGAGTGTTTCATGTTTTGCTCCTACGAGATAGTTACATTGCCTACTACACCAGCAGAAGTCAAAGCATTTGGCGTTAACCCTGCGTCGTTTGCTCTCGATCCACCTACTGGTGCCCAACCCCACTGAATGATTCGGCTACCTTCTGCTGGTACACCATCCGAGTCTACTGCGGTGCCGGGTGTCACTGTCAACTGTAATCCTGTAGCTCCTGACTGGTAGTAGCTCAAGTCTTTACGGGGATCACGCAGCGCCTGCGGATCATCTACCGGATACATACCTAACTGCAACTGCGGCTGATCCGGGTCCCAACATGACGGACACACCAGCAAGTTATAGACCTTAGTCTTGACTACCTGCTTGCGTAACTCCTTGAGTTTGTACCTCTGTCCGCAGCGGTCACACTCCGCAATCGCATGTTTACCAGAGGCAAACCTATTTCCCATCAGACACCACCAGTAATGTACTGCTGACGCGGCACCAGACGATCTGCGGCCTTCTCACGGTCTTCGCTTGCTGCCAGCTCCCACGCTTCGTCGTACTGTGACTTCAGAACAGGTAGCCTGTCCATCGCGCCGGGTACTTTCAGCGCCAGATAATAGGCCAACCCTGCTGTCAGGCATGGCAAGAAACGAAACGGAATGTCCATCGTCTTGGTACCACCACTACCCGCATCCTGCACGCGACGCAGCCGCCAGTAAACGAACTGATATGACGTTGCGGAGTCTGGGGTCGGCCACACAGTAATGCTGTTCTTCTGCACCAAATCGATTGCTGCGCTGGTCAAATGGCTTGCTGCGGTTGTGCCGTTCTGCCCACGTACACAGTTCAGCAGATACGCTGGGTTGCCGTTTGCTGCAGCCTGCGTCTGGTTATAGCCAATCAACTCCGAGCCAATCCGCACGAACCCTGCAAACGGTACACCTTCCAACGACGTGATCGGGATCGATGTTGCTAAAGCACTAATAGTGCTCTGGACGGTACCTGCCAGCCGCGAATCTGCACCGGTCATACGCTGAATCCAGACCTGAATTGGTCGGCCTTGGATCAACTTGTTTGGGATCGTGGCGTACGTAGAGACGCTTATTCGTGTGATTGTGAGATCGGCTTGGTTGGACGGGATGTTCGCATTAGTACGAATAACATGGTCCAGCAGATCAACAGTATCGTCAGGAAGTGCATAGGTTGGTTGCCCTTGTACAAGTGGAATGGACAATTGTTCAAATGTCCACATATTCAGACCACGGTTCGCCCAATCGGCAAACAGCAGGTTCAAGGAGCGCCGCGCCGTGCGCAAGTCATAACCCGTACGCAGTTCGCCACCGGCGCGTTCGAACGCTTCCTCAACGATGTCGTTCAGGTCAAGATTGAAACTTGCTGTGCCGGAAGTGGTCATTACTTACCTTTATTCCTGTGCGGTGCTACTTTCTTTGCAATCGTCTTCGGCTGGGCTACGAACTGTTTGCCCGCCTTCTTTCCCGCCCGCTTTGCCCTTGTTGTGGCTGCGTACTCTGCTGGACTCAGCGCTTTGATGGCGCTCTCTGGCAGGTACCTTTCGCCAGTCTTCGAGGATGGCTTTCCACTCTTTGTCCGCCATTTCTGCTCCGTCCACGCCTTCAGGCTTTGCTGCGGGGCTTTCATCTCATCCTGCCTCGTGTCTTACCACGTTGCGCTATACCATCTGCACGGGCTGATGCTGACTTCACAGCACCGCCTTTTTTCATACCGTCCAGTTCAGACAACGCCTTGCTCATGCGCTCTCTTGGGGGCGGACGTGGCTCGGCTCTGTCTTTCTTGAATTTGCCATCGAGGTCTTTCAAGCCTGCTTGGCTTTCCATCTTGTCAAACTCTTCTGGGCTAACGTCCTTGACTTCGCCTCGGGTACGCTTGGCTTCTATCTCTTGAACAAGTTTGCGTAAATCACCCACGGTAGCCTCCGCCCTTTGCTTTGTACTTCTTCGCCAACAACTGCGCCTTACGGGCGCTCCACTGGCCTGCCGCCGTACCCTGCACCGCTTGGCCTTTGATGCTCTCAAACAGCGACTTACGCATGCCCGGCTTGGTGTAATTGCCAGATTCGTTCACGCGAGACTTCGTCTTGCCGCCTTCTTTGTACTGCGTGAAGTCGGTATTATCCCGACGGGCTTGCTTCTTCCCGCCGGGCATCTTTGACGGGTTGATAGCACCCATCCCGCGTGAGGCTCTCATTAGCAAATCTTCCCGCGAGTTTTACCACGTTGCGCGATACCGTCAGCACGAGAAGAAGCGGATTTAACTGCGCCGCCTTTTTTGTAGCCTTTAACATCCATACGAGCTTTCATTTGCTCATCATCGTCTAGACTGGTCATTCGGTTGCTGCCAAAGGCTTTACCAACTGCGCGAACTGCGTCGCCCATCCGGTCAAGACCCTTATCCATATCACCGCTAACTGTGCCGGGCGGATTAAGTCTAAGTTCTTTTTCGTACTTACGAACTTGTTCGTTATATACCTTTTCACGTTTTCGTTCGGCAGCCGCAGCGTCTGCTTTATTTAAAAGTCTTTTACGCTCGTCTATATTTTCTTTTGCTTCTTCTCTGTAACCCATCACGGCCTCCTATCAGCAATACTTCTTAGCCATACCGCCTTTTTTCATGCCGGTAGAGCCTGCCATCTTGACCATAGTGCCTTTGGTCTTGCCTTTGGTAGCAACGCCGTCACGGCTAGGAGCAGCAGTCTTCACAGCGCCCATCTTCGATGCAGCCATACCGCCAGCAGCGTAGCCGCCCTTTGCCATCTTCTTCATGCCAGCTTCTTTCATCTCATGTTTGAGCATCGCTTTGGGAGCGCCTTTCTTCTTCATGAAAGCCACTTCCTTCTTCATCATTGCCTTGGACTCAGCCATACCGCCTCCTGATTTAGTGAACTCTTTTCCCACAGATTGCGGCACACCGGCCTTCTTAGCGAACGCAGGGTTGTGGGCAACCGCCTGCATAAACCTTTCCTGCTTTTTGCTGACTGTAGGCATATCAGACCTTTATGATCCAACCCTTGCCAAGCACAAGCCCGGCAACAAAAAGGCCAACCCAAATAAATACCTTTTCGACAACAGTTTTACCGATCTTCTTGTAAAACTCAGAAGACATTTCTTCAATGGCGATCTTTGCCGCTTCTTTGGCAATAGCTCGCTCACGTTCGGTTAATTCGATGTCAGCCATGTCAGCACTTCCAAGCTCTTAAACTTTTGTTAATACGACTGTTCGGGTCATTCGCGGTCTTGGCTGAAGTCAGCTTCTTCTTCATACCTTTCATCCGCGCACAGAACGAGTCTCTGCGTGGACCACCTTCCGGCTGTGGTGCTTTCAGACCGGGCTTACCCGGATTGGCTGCGTTATAAGAGGCACGTCCCTTGGCGTTCAAGCCGCCCTTGGGGTTCTTACCTTCCTTGCGCTGCCATGCCGGGGTCTTAGCCATAGAACACCACAATAGTTGCGGTTGCCAGAGTAGCGTGGACATCCGTATTGAACTTGATGCCTTCGCCGGGGAACAAGATGTGTACTGAACCCTTCACTGCGGGTGCAGTAAAAGAAAACCGCGTAGTACCACCCGACCCACCGTCTTTCAGGACAACCGTACCGCCCTCATCGTAGCTGACAGTCACCGCTTTTACACGGGTCGTATCAGCATACGCAGTGTTGGTCGAAGTTACCTGTGCCGATTTAACGTCTGTTTGCATCATGGCGATGCCTCCTTATTAGACGTTCTGCTGACCAGCCAGAGGATCGGCTACGAAGTATTGGATAACGCCAGACATGTCGCCGGTACCTGCGCTACCACCTGCACGGGCGGTAATATAGACCAACTCAGTAGCCGACATGACGAGACCCAAGCTGGTACCAGAACCGGTTGCACCCGGAGTAATTGTGCCAACGACGTTGCTCGCGTTATCTAGCAAGCCCGCTGGGGTACTAGTGCCGGTGTTGTAGAGCGTAAAACCTACGTCAGTCTCGCCAGTCGCAGCATCGCCAGTAAAGGTGATCGACATGATGCGAGCGCCAGCAGGTAGGATCAGCGCGGGAGCGCCAGAAGCGGAAGAAACAACGACGTTAGTAGCGCTTGCCGCAGCTACATCGGCGATGTAGAACGTGGCAGCCATAAGGCCAGAGCCACAGTACGCGGTGCGAGTTGTGTCGCCGCCGCCCGAACGCCAAATACTTTGGGTGGTAGATAGTGCCATTTGAATTGTCCTCACATGCGAGTTAGGTGCAAACGATCTGCATGTCGTCAGGCGGGGGGCCTGTTCGTAAGCACCGGGAATACCCCCGGATTTACTGCCTTTATATACTACAAAAAGGGGGGCGTAAAGCCCCCCTTTTTATTACGCGCCTTGCGAACCGTACATGCCCAGCGGGTCAGACCAGCCGAACGAGTAACGCTCACGAGCCTTGTAACGGACGTTGCCGGTATCAAAGTCACCGTCCATTTTTGTATCGAGCGGGATACGAATAAAGTGCTTCATACCGTTCGGTACATCAGTGGTCAAGAACCATGCGTTCGGATCGGTCAGGAAGTGGTTAATTGCATAACCCTCTGGGATCGAACCATTGTTCTTCAGTGCGTTCACGTCGTTGTCGTTGGTACCAACACGGAGATTGGTTTCCAGCAGGCGAGTCGCAACGAACTGCAGTGACGGTGGGATGATCAGCTTACGTGGACGTGCAGCGATCAACAGGCTACGTTCGTCAGTCCAAGCTGCGATTTGAATCACAGCGTTTTCCAACGAGGTTTCGTTCAGGTCAGCAGCCGTGGTCGGGATGTTGCTGTTGGTGCCGCCAGAAACGAGTGGGTGCGCGTTCGAGAACAATGCCTTGCCATCGCCACCAGCATAGGAAGCGTTGAAGCCGTTGTTCAATACAGCCGCAGCTTTCACCTGTTTGGTGTAGGACATCGAACGAGCCAGCGCCTTGGTGTAACGAGCCGACAGGCTGTCATACAGGTTATCTTCAATCGCTTCTTCAGTGATCGAGAAACCTTGTGCGATGGTCTCGTGGTTGTATCGAGCAGTCCATGCTTCCTGACCGTTGT